TTGGTGTTGAAGATCTTGAATATGCTACGCCAGTTAAGGCAAAATACGATCCAGATTTAGTAAATTTTCAATTAAAATAAAGTTATCCTTGCAACTCACGCAAGAATTGTGGGTAAATGTCAAGATTAGTTTGCATTTAATTCCATAATGTTTATCATTTGTTCCATTGATTTGATAAATGGAAAAAGAAGAAATTTTAGATAAACAGTTAAACGAATGGATTGGATCCATAAAAAAGTTGCCAGATTGGGTTAAACTTTATGGATTGAACCACCACTCCCCCTCTCAAATAAATACAGAGTTAGATCAATGGGGTTATAAATATTTACATCTTACCCAGGAAGAAAGAAGAGAGCTGCCAGTTAATTCTCAAATGAAATGTGGAAACTGGATTGGCGAGATGGGTCAAAAACAATTTGGAGATTTTGTTTGGGAATATGAAAGACCACATGGCTTAGTTAAAAAACCAATAGCAAAAGAAAAGAAAATTTTTGAAAGTGGTATAGATCAATTTAATACTTATGAGCCAGCAGATGAAAGAGATGCTAGGCAGCATGAAGAAAACAAATTAGGTTTTGCTTTAACTTGGAAACATACCCAGGATGCAATTAAATCTATTGGCTTAACTTCTCCTATTGAATGTGAGAGATCTGTTAGCTTAGAGCTGCCAGATTGTGAGCTGCCAGTTATTGGAAGAGTAGACTTTGAAGATCAATATAATTTTATAGAATTAAAAACAAAATATAAATCTAAAAACAGACCCAAGAAAGATGGTACTTATAGTTTTTCAATTAAAAAGATTGCTGGTCCCGAAGATGATAAGCAAGAAAAATATTTAGGATGGTTTTCGCATTTACTTCAAGTTGGATTTTATTACCTGGCTACAAGAAAGAAACCACACTTAGCCGTATGCAATGAGGCTGGCTATCATGTTTATAGTCCCGACAATTGCGATCAACTAAAGCCAAAAAATTTAGAAAAATTTATGATTAAGATGAATGCTATCTGTTCACAAAGAGAAAAAATCATGTCTCGTCATGTAGGAAAAATGACTTGGGTCGATGATATTATTCCAAACTTTGATCATAACTTTTGGAAAAGCATGGGAGATCATAAATTAAAAGCAATCAAACTATGGGGATTAGCGTAATGGAAAAGAAAAATTTACCAAGAAAAGAACCAGATAAAGAAAGCAGAGGAATTGTTTGGCATATCTATCATACAATCTTAGCTCTTTTATTAGCTGGAGTTTTAACTGTGGAGATCATTGAATTATTATGGGTAAAATAAATATGATTAATATGCAGCCAATATTGCTGCAAGAAAAATTTGGAAAGAGACAAGAAAAAAAAAATAAGTATTTTGCGTTCGTCATGGTTTGCTTGGTACTTGTCATCTTTTTCTCCCTACTCTTTCTAAATACTGAGAGCCAGGAGTTAATTAGCAGCAGCAAAATCTCGCCTGGCTTTCTTAAAATAGGAGACCTCTCTCATGGGTAAAATCCTAAAATTTCCCTCGCTGGATCAATACCTTGCTGGTTTGAAATCTAGCGGGGGATTAATAGAAATTAAAAAAGATACCTATACTATAAAACATTTAGAAGTAGAAAAACTAGCTTTAGATTTTGGAGTAGAAACAACAATCCAATTGGTAAGCTGCGATCTAACTAAGAGCTGCGCAGTAGTTAAAGCAACATCAATGTATCAAGGAGATAAGTTTGAAAGTTTTGGAGAAGTATCTCCATTAAATAATAACTTCCCCTACCCAGTATCTGTAGCAGAAAAAAGAGCTGTAGATAGATCTGTTTTAAAAGCTCTAGGAATACACGGCAAATACTATTCAGATGTAGAGATGGCTCCAGCTGAGAGATATGAGAATACTGGTGTTAAAAAAAATATACCAAAAGATCATGGAGATTTAATTTTAGAGCGTATTCAAAACGCATCACATCAAGCAAATTTAGATCAACTCAAAAGAGAAAATAAAGATTATCTCAATGAGTTATTTAAAGCAGACAAGAGCAAACTTGAAAAGATTAAGTTAGCTTTTGATAATAAAAAACAGCAATTAAACGGAGGATAATTAAATGGCTGGAACATACGATGCAAGCAAAGGCAATCCAAATCGGATTGGTACTTTTAGTCTTATTAGAAATACTAATAAGCAAGAAGAAAAACATCCCGACCTGGTACACCCAGATAGCGTGGATGATAATGGTAATGTCAAAATGAATAAAGCTGGCAAACCATTTAAAAAAAACTTCACAATAAAAATGAATGGTGTTGAGGTTTGGTGTGAGGCAAGCGCTTATATTCAAAAAGATAAATCTTTGAAAATAAGTATTAACAAAACATCAAGCGGATCAGCAGCAGCTCCAGGTGCAGCAGCAAGCGCAGCGCCTAGTGGAGATGCCTGGGACCAACAATTTTAGGTATCATATGAAATATGGTTTAAGTCCAAGACAGAAAATAGTTTTTGACTACATTAAATCATATATGAAAAAACAACCAGTAGCGCCATCGTATGAGGAGATGATGATTGCTACTGGCTACAAATCAAAGTCAGCAGTATTTAATATTATTAAACAATTGGAGGAAAGAAAATGGATAACAAGACTACCAGGGAAGAACCGAAGTATCCGAATAAACCAATAGATCTTTCTCCAGATGAGAATACAAATGAGCTTATAGCTCGTATCCTGGATAGAGATCAACAAGGCTTAGATCAATTCAAAATTACAATGCGAGAAAAGATGTTGAAAAACCCTCGAGATTGTGTATTCTGGCTGCATAACGCATTAGAAGAAAGTATAGATTTTTCAAGATATATCATCGAGGCTATTCAATCCTACCAATATTTAAACGAAGAAAATAAAAAACTTAAATTAAAAATCAAAGAATTAGAGGAGCATAATAAGTTATTATATGAGCATCCATAAAAAAAATTTTGAAAAATTTTGGGTTGGATCTGTCAGCTTTACAGCTACAGAAATATTTGACGACCTAAATTCAGCTGTTGCGGTTAGTGTCCCATCAGCAGCTGCCAAAATAGTCATAGATAATAAAACTATTGCTTATGACTTTAAACGCATAAAGGAGGTAAAGAACCAAAATGCAAACACACTACCAACACCTGGAGACGAAGATCCAGGAAGAAGAGAAAGCAAGAAAGTCTCTGAACACAAAGATACTGAGACTAAAGAAAAAAAATGACGGGATATACCCGCCAGGAATTGCAGAGCTTTCTAAAAAGGCTCACACTAAGTTAATTAATGTGATCCAACTGCAAGACCAGCTAGTTAAATTACAAGCATAATTACTAGCTTTATATAAGTTTTTAAAAAAGCTGCTTTAGGCTGCTAGCCACCCCTACGCCTTATTATCCTTACCATAACAGCAAGCATAATGTATTATTGTCAATTATATCTTGACACCCTGGCAATGGTTATTATATAAGAATTATAGATGAAGAAATTTAGAAAATACAAATTCAAGAATTTCCAAGCTCTTGAAACTTTCTTCGAAAATAAAATATTCCCACTTACAAATATCAAATCCAAAGTTATCGGTTTGACTATTTATGTTTGGGATAAAACTAAAAAAAAGGAGGCTGCATAAATGACAGTTGTTAATTTCAAAACAGCTCCAGGTAAATACTGGTCCAAAGATCTTAAATACAAAGTACCTAAGATCTCTAACAAAACTGAAAAAGGTAAATGGTTAAATGGTTTTGTTAAAAAGTTTTTTGTTGCTGGTAATCACAATTATAGATTTACTACTGCAAAAAATTATATCCACTTACAGACTACTCACTTCAATATAAACAATACTAAAAATGCGCTTGTTGGTTTCTTTAAAAATATAAAGAAATTAAAACAACATCATTTTGAAAACCAGGTGTTTAGTTCTTACTTAGTTTATCAACCAATAAAGGAGGCTGCTTAATGATTGAACAAATCAGATTAATACATAAAGCATTTGAAAAAGAACCAAATCATATTGCTACTTATGTTCCAAGTCAGAACCTAACTGTCGAGGAAAATCTTGAACAGTTATATTCAAGAACACAAAACATTGAGAGTAGTTGGATAAAAGATAAATCTAATTTTTCTGTGATCCCTACTACAGATCAAAGATCTACAAGCGTTGGAGATCTTATGGTGGTTTGTTATGAAAATCCAAATGGCAATGGATATAAAGAAGTTTGGTATAAAGTTGCGGATGTTGGTTTTGAAAAATGGTTTGATAAACAGCATATCGCTAACGATCATTTAAAATCTAAATATGAGAAAGGAGCCGCTTAAATGGCACTACTAACAGAAAAAGAAGTAAGAGCTAAGTATAAAGAGTTCCTGGCTGAAACGCCAGGAGCTGCAGAAGTTCTTAGTGATAACGATTATGATTTTTATAATTGGTGTTCACAATACGGAGACTACAATCACATAACTAATCCATTAATGAAAGGAGCTGCATAATGTATCAATGCACTTACAAATTACCTGGGAGGGAAAAAACTTTTGTAGCTCCCACTATTCCAGAGGCTCATAAACTCTTTATCAGAGATTATGCAGAGGCTGCTGGCGAAGTAAAAAAAGTAAAAATAGAAAAGCAGAATGACCCATTATTTTTAATGGTTGTAAGCTACACAACTTACAGAGATTATTTTGCTAAACCAATCGAGGTATTACAACAATGAAAATATGGGTATTAAAGAAACCAAGAAAGACAAGTTATGTTTGGATTGTTAGAGCTTATGATCCTATAACTAAAAAAACTAAAGATCTTGAGACATTTCCTAAAAATAAAAAAACTCAAGCTGAGGCATTTGCTACTGAACAAAAATTAGAGCAGCCAGAAAATGTTATGCCAGCTGATATTAGTTTTGATGTTGCTTTTAAAGAGTATAAGGAGATGGTTTTAAAGGATGATAAGCTAAGAGAAGAAACAAGATTGCTTAAATGTAGTCTTATAAACAACCATGTTATTCCATACATTAATAAAGATAGTAATTTTAATGGAGTGGTAAGCAAAGTTAAAGTTGAAAAATTAGCTGATTATACCTACTTTTATTTTAAGCATGGTTTTATTTCTCAAGTATTAAAGTCTGGCAAAACAATAGTACACAACGCAAAACTTAGAGATGGTGGCGGTATAGTTGTTAAAAGACTTAAAGATCCTATTGGTAAAAAACTTGTTAAAGAAGTTGTGGGAGAATTTAAGATGTTTGTTAGATATTGCTTAGACAGAAAATGGAAACTTCCAAGAGAAATATTGGATTATTCATTTAGTAAAAACTATTTCCAAGATTATGAAATAAAAGAGCAATGGGTTCCTAATAAAGATACTGTTAATAAAATCATATACGAGGAAAAAGATTTATTAAATAAAGCATTATTTATGACAGCTGCTATTTGTGGTCCCAGATTAAATGAAATATTAGCTGTGACTTATTGTGGTATAGATCTTAAATCAGATCCTCCAACAGTATCATTTGAGCATTCAGTTGATAAATGGAATGGTTTTTTAGAAAAAAAACTTAAAGCTGGTAGAAAAAGAGTAGTTCCAATTAGTGATGAGTTAGCTGTATTGTTTAAAAATTTAATGGAGCAGCAGAAAAATCCAAGAAAAGAAAAGCAGTATAAGTTAATTTTTGGATCTTTAACTAAAGCATCATCTAAAGGTAGAATAAGAACAGCTGCTAAAAAGCTAGGTGTTAAATGGGTGGGTGGTTTAAAACCATTAAGAAAGTTTAAATACTCACTTACAAGAGAACAAGGAATATTAACTGAGATCCAGGCTAGACAACAACAAGGCTGGTCAATGGAGAGTAAAACTCCAGGCAGATATTATCATAAGGATTTAGATAATAATCCAGAAAAAACTAAAGAGGCTGTAAATAAGTTCCTTAATTAATGGAACAACCCATGAGCTATCTCCTATTTAAACTTAGCCTGGAGATGGCTTATGTGGATACCTTTGAAAAAGAAAACTGGGTACAAGAACAATATCAAAAATATTTAATTAATTTTCAGAAAAAACAAATAAAATAAATCACTTACCTTTTTACTTACCATCTGGCGAATAAGCTAAGCCTGGCTTGACAGTTTGATAGTATTTGAACCTATAGACCTAACGCTCCAGACGCATTGATATACAACACTTCTATTATAAATTGAATAAATAAATTGACAAATATGCCTATAAAAAAGACTATATTTATCAACGATAAATCAGCGTGAGTTTTCGCTTGCTTACCATTTACTTACCATCTATTTTGCAATTTTTAATAAAGATGTCTGCGTGTGGCGGAGCCTGGTACCGCATCTGCTTTGGGAGCAGAGGATCGCTGGTTCAAATCCAGCCACGCAGACCATTATTCAAAAGTCTTATCGGCTGCCTTTTCTGCATCGTCTTTACGCATACACTCATAATGAGCTTTAGTCTTATCTGCAAACGCTACAAAGCTCTCTTGATTATTCATCTCAGCTTTACAATATTTGCATTTACCAATATCTATGATTACTTCTTTCGGCTTTTGCCAGGTTTTCTTGTTAGACATTTTTCAATCCTTGCAAGTATGTTGTCCAGGCAACCAAAGATCCAATAGAAAAAACGATCCATTAATTTAAAATTAATTTTTTAATAGAAATAGATCCATCTATATTTGTCTCAAGCTCAGCCATAGATTTAATACATCTATATTCAACATTAGTTCCAGTATTACTACGATTTGCTATTCTACGATGCTTGAGGCAAATACTCAAATCGGTTTGGATACGAGCCTCTTTGATCTCATTATTAACCAGCATAAGTAAAGCAATAACCATCTCTTGCATTAGTGGGTTCCATTTCTAAGTTTGTCTATAATTTTTTGCATTGCTATCATCTGTTCTTTTAGATGATCAATATTAACTTTGTTATATCTGCTAGCCTCTATCTCTTTTTCTATGCTTTCTATCTGAGATGCTAAATGTTCAATCAACATATACATCTCCAGGTTCTTAGGTTCTTGCTCAGCTTTTTTTAAGAGATCAGCCTGGAAGAGATGATCAGCAGTTTCTAATTTATTTAATCTTTCAATAACACCAAAAGCAAACCAAGCTCCCATAACTATAGCAGCCACTAAACCAATTAAATTTCTAAGAGGTAATCCGATATTTGTATTCTCGCTTATCTTCATTACATCCCACCTCGGTTCTTAGCTTTCCAAGATCTCTTTTTATGTTTATTCATACTAGATTTTTTGGGTCGCCTACCAATGCTTGTTTTTTTTGGGATCCTTTCGTGAGGCTGATCCGCAATATTAAACTTTACTCTAGCCATTATTTCTTTTTACGATCAAGCACCGACTTTGTAATCTTTGTTCCAAAGCTAGCAGAAAAAACTATGATAACTAAATACCATACGCTATCTGGTAGATCATTTATTATAGATACCCACTCTCTAAAGTTTTCTCTTGTTTGTGGAAACCAGCCAGTCGTAAGCATTATTATTAGCCACCCCATTAAGATCTCATCTTTTATCGAGGTATCCTGGCTTTTGATACGAGCTAAATCTGTATCCTTTGCAGCCTCAATTTCAGCAGCTCTAATTACTTTTACTTTTTCTGCTTTGTGTTTAAAATGAGAAGAGACTTTATCGACCCCCATTTTTACTAAAGGATTATTAAATAATTTTAATAGGTGGATCATAAGGTACTACCCGCCATTTCTTGTGCAACTTCTTCACATCGACCAGGCGTTTGAGCGTGCCATCTACTATCTAATATTTCTGCACTAGCAGTTAATGCGTCTCCCTCTTCCAAGGCTTTCCACATCTTTTTGAATTTAGAAGTTCTGGGTCCCCCCAATTGATAAACCATTTGGATTATGCAGCACTTTTGAGTGTTGTTTAATTCTATATCGCCTATTAGTTTTTCAGCCTCCGATAAAGAAATATTAAAATCTTTCTCAAAATATTCTTCTGCAATCTCAATGGGATAATTAACACCCTCAGTAAGATCATCGGTATCCAAAACCATATGACCATAACCAAAAGTACGAATGGATAAGCTATCGAGATAGATATGATCTCTGTATCCCTCGTGTTTTTTAATTTTTGTTTTAAGTTCGGTGTAGTCTGCCATATTACCTCAAGTTTTCTTTGGATCAAAATTAAGTATTTTAACACCTAATCTCTTTTGTTCAGCGGTTCTCCCCCGTGCAATCTTCCAACCATTGCTACGAAAGTTTTGTGTCTTAACATCATAAGTTTTAATCTCCCTAGTTTTTGTATTGAAAGTTAAAAGATCTATGGGTCCAGAGCCTCCTATTGGAGCAAAGACAATTAAGTCTGGATCGGCAGCAAACTTAGCTGCTGCTAAAAGTTCATTTGATAAACCAACAGATATGGTTTTTCTATTTCGTAAAGTAGAAGAAGATCGAGCCAATTATACCACCTATTAATATTAATACAGCAGCAACTCCTTTACCTCTATTCAT